ATAGAAAAGACTGCTCCTGATCTAAACAAATGGCCCAAATTGTCAAACTAATATTGACATTTAATAAAAATAAACTATAATACAAGTATGAGAACGCTATTATTATTGTTATTTTTAACAATCAATAGTATTGCCGTGTCTATGGAGCCTCACCGAGAACCTGGCGTGATTGGATTGATGTATCACAAGTTTGACGAGAACAAATATCCCACAACCAATGTCAAAGTCAAAGAGTTTGAAAAACAGATCAAAATGATACGCAAGATGAATCTGGACTTTATTTCTATAGAAGAGTTGGACGACTACATGCATGGGCACAGAGAACTGTACAATAAAAGAGTGCTATTAACTGTGGATGATGCATGGGCCAGTTTCTATAAAAATGCTTGGCCCATACTGAAGAAAGAAGGCATACCTTTCGTGCTGTTCATCAACACCAGAGAAATCAATTCTAAGAATCGTAATTACATGACCTGGGCACAGATACGAGAGATACATGAGTCAGGTGTGGGAGTGATAGGACATCACTCTTACAGCCATGACTACATGGTGGGTTGGGATCAAGACACACTGCGCAAAGACCTGGAACGGGCATCGCAGGATTTCATGAGAGAGTTGGGTTCCATACCTGAATACTTCTCATACCCATTTGGAGAGTACAGCCTAGAGTTCAAAGAACTGGTTAAAGACATGGGATTCAGATTGGCATTTGGACAGCACTCAGGGGTGATGGACAGTGTCAAGGATAGACACGAGCTGCCACGATTCCCCATCAATGAGAATTGGGGCAAGATGGACAGATTTGAAATGGTGTTGAACACACTGCCCATGCCCTATGTACGATTCCTGCCTGCAGACAAGAAAGTGTCAGAGTTCAATAACCCACCACAGCTGGAGATAGAGTTTGTGCCAGGGTTGAAGAATCTCAAGAACATAGTGTGTACCACCAATGATGGAGACAGTTGGCCCACTGTGCCACTGAGATTCACGGGAGAAAATCGAGTGGTCATAGAACCCTTGAATCCTTATAAGGTAAGAACTGCTAGAATCAATTGCAGTTTTGCTGACACAGCCAAGAAGTTCCGATGGTTGGGCATACAGTTCGTGCTGCCACACATATCAGCAGACAGATAGCACGTCAATTAAATAGTGTCATGGAAAAGAAACATGAGCAGGTGATAGACCCTTGCATTCAAATATGCACTATGGATTCGGACAGTGGATTGTGCATGGGGTGCTCGCGAACAGCAGAAGAAATCAACAATTGGTTCATAATGACTCCAGAAGAGAGGATAGAACTAGTGAAACAATTGGCAAAAAGATAGCAATTGACACAAAGCACAAAGCCATATATCATATAGATATGAAAATACCAGAAAATGACAAAATCGTTACGATCAAGATCAACACCGGCGAAGAAGTGGTTGCCAAGATCCGAGATCAAGACGAGCTTACTGTAACATTGGATAGACCCGTGGTGATAATGATCAGCCAACAGGGCTTGGCTTTTGGCGCCTTCGCTCCCACAATGGAAAGTACCAATGGAGTAGCAATTAATAAATCAGCCATAGTGGCCATAGGACCATGCTTGGACAAAGTATCCACAGAATATTCCAACGCAGTGAGCCCAATAAAGACTGTAGCAAAAAGTACATTGATTGTTTAATTGACCAATTGACTTACAGCATGACAGTGTTATAATACTGTGATATGAATATTTGGTTAGTAGATCTAGAAGCAGTAGAAACAAGATACACCAAACAGTGGAAGATAGAATTACCTAAAATTCTAAAGAAACACAATCATAATGTTAGAATAATATCTGGAGGTGAATCTCCCCAGGCAACCACGCCAGGTGCTTTCCTCAACTTTGGGGGGACCAATGTTTATAAGAGCAAACAATTAGAAATTATAGGCACAGCATTCTGTAACGGAGAAGTACAGGATGGTGATTATTTCTTATACACAGATGCTTGGAATCCCACAGTGATTCAACTCAGATACATGGCAGAATTGTTAAATGTAAAAATCAAGATAGGTGGCATGTGGCATGCAGGATCCTATGACCCACAAGATTTCTTGGGCAGACTGATAGGCGATAAACCATGGGTGCGTCTGGCTGAACGCAGCATGTTTGAGTCATTTGATCACAATTATTTTGCCACAGACTTTCATATTGATATGTTTCTGCACAATCTATTAGATTTGGGCAGACTGGCTGACAAAGAAACTGTGGATCAAATGTTCCAGTCAGGTAAGATAGTGAGATCGGGATGGCCTATGGAATATCTCGAAGACACATTATTAAATTATAAAAATATATCCAAAGAAAATATCATATTATTCCCTCATAGATTAGCCCCTGAAAAACAATTAGATATATTTTTAGATCTTAAAAAATCTATGCCACAATATAAATTTGTAGTGTGCCAAGAAAAACAACTTGATAAAGATCAATATCATACTCTACTAGGCAAAAGTAAAATGGTGTTCAGTGCTAACTTACAAGAGACGTTAGGTATCAGCTGGTATGAAGGTGCTCTTGTTGACTGCATTCCTATGATACCAGGCCGATTAAGTTATAAAGAAATGGCTTTGGATGAGTTCAAATACCCAACCGAATGGACTGAATCTTTAGAATCATATCACACACATAAAAAGTTAATAATAGAAAAAATTACAAATTACATAGAACATTATGAAAGTTATCTACCATCCCTAGAGAAACAAAAAGAAATATTAAGTAAAGAATATTTTTCAGCAACCAACTTATATAATAGTCTATCAGCATGACACACACAATTATATTGAATGGAGTACATTCCGCAGTGGACAAAGTGGAATTAGCAAGAGCTATACAGAAATCGGTCAAAGGCAACACGGATTACAAATACCTAGATCCTTGTTTAAACGTATCTAAAAAGGTCACAGCAGAATATAAAACTGTGGGACACATGATTGCCGAGGTATTGGACAAAGAGCGAATGGGCGACTACAAAGGCAGCACTGTGCAGGTCACCCCCCACATCACAGAAGAGATTCGTAAATGGATCGTGAAGACAGAAGCCAAGAACACTGTCACAGTGATAGGCGGCAACGTGGGAGACTTAGAAAACCAATTGGCCATAGAAGCAGTGAGAGAGATGACCCTGAAAGAAGATGTGCGAATTGTGCTGTATGTGCCAGTGCCATATCTAAAAGCCGCAGGAGAGATCAAGACCAAGCCCGTGCAACACTCCGTGAAAGAATTGATGCGCATGGGCATCATGCCCTATGCACTGTGTCTAAAGAGTGACATGGATCTCGGAGACAACGAGCTGAGAAAAATAGCCATGTTCACGGGAGTGCCTCAGGACAGGATAGTATGGCATACCAATGGATTGGGTGACTGTGGTAAGAAATTAGCAAAATCTATCTATCGTGCCAGACGCTGATAAAATCAAAGATTGTGGAGATGTATATCACTGGGCCAGATCTTATATCAAGAATTTTAATGTAGCTGTGGATGTGGGCTGTCGTCAAGGTTATTTTGCACTGAATATTGAAGAAGATTTTAAAAAGATTTATTGTTTCGATTTTCGTGACAAAAGAAAAGAGTTCAAAATGAATGTAAAAAATTACGATAAATTTGTGTATGAAGTTGTGGGCTTAGGCGACAGCAACAGGACCACACATACCAACAGCACAAGGGTGGGCAGGATAAAAGAGAGAGGCAACGTGGTTGTGCCAATTAAGACTTTGGACAGTTTTAATATCCAGGACATAGGATTCATAAAGTATGATGTGGAAGGGTTTGAAACCAAAGCAATAATAGGATCCATGGAAACCATAAAACGATCATGGCCAGTCATAATCGTGGAACAAAACAGAGGAAATTTAGATGCTGTAGATCTATTGAAATCAATAGGTTATCAGTGCCTGGGAGCATATCAACCACGCAATATGGATTTTCTTTTGATTAAACAATGACATTGACAGAATTGGTAATTGTGTTAAACTATATAGAATGAAACCATACGAAATTATAAAAGAATTAGAAAGTGATAACTCACGCAAGTTCAAGGAGTCTGTGATTGCCCGTGAGGACCTGGCCGGTAACACTGAGTTCTTCGAAGGAGTGAGCATGGCCATGGACAAGCTGAGGACGTTTGGCCTGAAGCAAGTGTCCGAGAGCGAAAAAGATGGCCCAGGATTGGATTGGGGAGACTTTAAAGAGATAGCTCGACAATTGGAAGAAAGAGAAATTACAGGTAATACTGCAAGACAAGCAGTACAGAAGTTATGTGATGACAGTCTTCAAGATGAGTGGAATCATTGGTATAGAAGAATATTAATAAAAGATCTAAGATGTGGAGTCACAGAAAAAACTGTGAATAAATTCAGTAAAATTAAAGTGCCAGTGTTTGAATGTATGCTAGCAGATGACAGCAAAAAACACGAGAGCAAATTAAAGGGACAAGTATTTGTAGAACCCAAACTAGACGGTGTAAGAGTCATAGCAATCTGTGATACAAAAAAAGATGAAGTGGTGCTAATGAGTAGGAATGGCAAAGAGCTGGTAAACTTCCCTCATATCAATACTCAGTTGTATCATTTATTAGGAGAATTAGATCGTAGTTGGGTATTCGATGGCGAAATAATGAGTGCCGATTTTCAAAGTCTAATGAAACAGATACATAGAAAAGGTGATGCACAAACCGATGATGCTATATTAAATCTATTTGATTGTATGCCTTTGCATATGTTTCAACAAGGTGAATGCACAGAACCACTCTCGAAAAGAAAAGAATGGTTAGAATCATTTGATTTTGGACCAAACATTCAAACGATCGAGAGTGTGAAATTTGATCTAAATGAAGACTATGACAAGTTTATGGATTACAATAGACTTTGTATAGAGAAAGGTTTCGAAGGTATAATGATCAAACCACAGAATGGTGTGTATGAGTGCAAGAGATCCTCACTGTGGTTAAAAGTAAAACCTTTCATAGAAGTAAGTCTTAAAGTGATAGCAGTGGAAGAAGGCACAGGTAGGAATCAAGGTAAGTTAGGAGCTCTTATTGTAGAAGGCACAGATGACGGCAAGTTTATTAGAACCAATGTGGGATCAGGATTAACCGATGAGGATAGAGAAGCTTTTTGGAAAGACACTGAAAAATTAATAGGACAGATCGTGGAAGTGCGAGCAGATGCTGTCACACAGAATCAAGATGCTGTGGATGAGTATTCACTGCGTTTTCCACGATTCTTAAGATTCCGAGGTTTTGAAAAGGGAGAAAAAATATAATACATGAATAAGAAAGATTATCATATAATAATAAACAGATCACGAGATGCACAAGACATATGGAAAGATGTACCTGCCCCTATCAGAGGAAAATTAATAAGAATATTTCGTTTAAAACTATTTCAAAACAAAGAAATATTGTCCAAACTAATTACCAGTGACTCTAAAAAAATATACAAAGAAGCATTGGGAGAAGTTTTTAATGCAATCGAAATGTGTGAGTTTGGGCAGGGATTGTCTAGACAACTATATGGATTGACCATGCCGTCGGAAAAACAAGATCATACTCTAAAGGAAATGTGGCATCCTCTAGGAATCGTAGGAGTAATATCTGCTTTTAATTTTCCTTGTGCTGTTTGGGCATGGAATCACGTTCTTGCAATAGTGTGTGGCAACTCTGTTGTTTGGAAACCATCACCTCGAAGTGTTAATGTTGCTCGTAAGTGTAAAGAATTATGGGATCAATCCATATTAGAATTTTTATCTTATAACAAAATTAGACACACGCAAGGTAATAGATTTCATCTACAGGATCTATTGCAGATAGTGGAAGGAGGCAACGAACAGGCAGAATGGATGGCAGATGATACTAGGATACATCTATTGAGTGCCACAGGATCCACAGAGATGGGCAAGTCATTGGCTCCTAGAGTATCTGCTAGAATGGGCAGAGGACTGTATGAGTTAAGTGGAAATAACGCCATAATAGTTGCTCCCACAGCCAATATAGATCTAGCAGTGAAAGCAATTGTATCAAGTGCCATAGCAACCGCAGGACAAAGATGTACCACAGTGAGAAGAGTAATAATACAAACTTCAATCTACGAAAAAGTTTTGGATAGATTATTATCAGCATATAAATTAATCACTGTAGGTGATCCTATGGATAATAAAAATTTGATGGGACCACTGATTGATATTAATGCTGTTAACAAGATGCAAGATATATTGTCACAGTGTCGTGGTAAAGGCCATATAGTGCATGGAGGAGAAATTATACAAAGTTGTTACGTAAGACCAGCTATTGTAGAAGTAAAAGAACAATGTGATTTGGTTAGAAGTGAAACATTCGCTCCTATAGTTTATGTATTGAAATATCTTGGATTAGACAATGCCATTCGAATGAATAATATTGTAAAACAGGGATTGTCCAGCAGTATTTTTACTGATTCGGCACAAGAGGCAGAATTGTTTACATCAGCTACAGGATCTGATTGTGGTATTATAAACGTCAATGTGGGAACACATGGTTCTGAAATAGGAGGAGCATTTGGAGGAGAAAAAGAAACCGGTGGTGGCAGAGAGGTTGGTTCTGACAGCTGGAAACAATACATGAGAAGAACAACAGTGTGTATCAATTACGGAAATGAAATCATTTAAATTAGAAATAAACGTGGGTGACACAGTGGAAGTGGGCAGATTCCGCAATGTAACTGCTCGGATCAAAGATATTTCAATTGACGAAAATGGACAACCTGTTATTATTACAAATAAAGGACCTAAAAAATTGTTCAGTTGTAGATTGAGTAAATTAACGCCAGGTGCAAAAACACCCCGACAGATATTAAAGGAGAAACGATGAGCGGAGATGCTGCTCTAATACTAGGCATTGTGATGCTGTTGTGGCTGGGCGGCATGATAGGTTGGTGGCTGAGCTCTCGGTTTTATGAGTCAAGATATAAGGAACTGCTGGATGCCAGCATAGAAGTAAATAAGGTCACAATCGGCTCATTGGAACAGACTATGAGAGATATTAAAGCAAGAAAAGAAAAAGAGCATGATTAAGGACAGCGATCTAGAATTCTTCACAAAGAATGCACAACGCGACAAGCGGGCAAGACAGATACAGGATGAGATCATAGCAGAGAGAAAGATCCAGATGGACAAGATCTCCATAGAGATACTGCATGAGATAATAAAAGAAGCACAAGAGAGAGCAGAACGAGAGAATGGCTAAAGAAGAAGTATTAAAATTTGCAGGTGTGGTGGATGAAGTGCTGCCCAACCAAATGTTTCGAATAAAATTAGAGAATGGTCACACCGTACTGGGCTATGCCAGCGGCAAGATGAAGCAGAACAAGATTAAGATACTCG